CACTGGCTGAACCGTATTGAGCGGTGGAACGTAAGTGGGATACGTGAAATTATTTCCGATCGTCGCACTATTCGGATTGCCAACAAAAACATTGTTGCCAGCTAAATAAGAAATCGAAGGTTGCGTGGTGAAGATCGAAGTAAATGACCCACCTGAATTTCCAATTACAAGATCAAGAGTAGTTGTTCCACTGACGCCGGCAACGAGATTGAACATCCACACATCGATGATTTGAGTATTGAATTCGAATACAGCAAACCCATCGGTCCCAATCAAAGGAACACTTGGAGTTGTCCCATAGGGCCCATTTAAAAAGAATTCTTTTTGCGCGTAAGTGAAATAAGAAAGAAAGTTGTTCGTCCCGCCCAACGTCTGAGCAAGAAATTCTGAAACCGCAGCCCGAAACTGGGTTGCTGGAATTGGGATATTCTGAAGTTTTGGTGTTACGTCAAGTGCCATTAAATAAACCGATAAGGAAACCCTGTTCCAGTTTTTGCATTTGCATCTTCAAATCCAATCAGATCGCAAAAACAAGTATTATCCGCCACAAACCCCATCGCAAAATTAACTGTAATCGTATTTGTTCCAGTGTCAATAGCGGTTACGCTTAAATCGCTGGAAGCCCCAGTCACCGTAAAACCGCCTCCGCCAGGAGAACTGTCTTTTGAGTAGTTATAATTGTGAATTCGAACCGGAAGTCCTATTGTAAATTTCGAAATGTCTCCACTCGAAACCGTAAAGTTTCTCTCATCAACTCCAGTCACAACCACGACGGTCGGATCTAAGAAACAGTGCACCAACTTATAAAGCTCATTGATGGTCGGATCGACACTCGTTGGGTAATCTGGAATGTCTACAATATACCCCGGCAGTGGCGTGAACCCCAAAGTAGACACGTGGAGCATGTAAATGTTCGCCGTATCGATGCTCTCAAGAGTACAAAGCTGCATCACTGAATAATCAAAGGAATGAACTAAAATCTGCTGACCCACATAAAGCTCATATTTTTTGGATTCGTCGCCAGGAAACAAGGCACCAAAGGAATCGGTGATAATCACCTGATTTGTGGTTGATCCAGTGCCCACAATGGAGCTGGGCGAGATCACAGCGAACCGATCGGTGACCGAGGCCCCGATGTTCCCCACAAGCTGAATCGCAACATTTCCTTCTTTGATGTTGAAAGACCGATCAATCACCTCAAATAGAACGTTTCCGAGTCCACGTTCTCCCGTGTTGAAATTAGAGATCTGCAAAACACCGTCTGAATCTTGAATGAGAGCGATGTCTCCCACTTCGCAAACCGATCCTGCCTCCCAATTGATAGTGAGCTTCAGCATCACAGCGCCGCGCTTGTATCTCAGTAAAAGAAAGTTCGCCCTTTGGATCAAAAGATTGGATGAATACCCCTGGTAAACGCCTCTCGCATCAATAGGCAAAGCCGTATCGACTTGGATCAAGTCATAGCTTGGAGCATCTAATATCGCGACATTACTCAACGCGTTTCCAGAGTCGTCGTAATTGTAGGTCAGATCGATTTCATCATAGAACGCACGATTATTGAGCGCTCTTGTGATGTGGATCTGGTCTGGCTTCAAGATGTTGTCTTTGTTGAGAGTCAAAATGCTTTGATTGGCGATCGGTGGAGAGTGGTAATTCACGCTCAATTTTCCGTACCGGGTCAAAGAATAAGCGCCGATCGGTAAATAAATCTGAGAGGATATGAAATCCTTTCCTGATGTTTCAGCAGAAGTGATGAAGAAAATCAGATCATTTCCATTCGTACCTAAAAAAGTCTGCTTAATGTAAAGATGTTGAGCGATGTCCACATCCTTTGGAGTCAGTCTAAGGCCTGCATCCACTGGATAAACGTCATATTGAGACCTGAAGCTTGCGGTTGCAGGAGTGTCCTGCTCTTTCGTCAAAGTTCCATTCAAATAAATGAGTCTGTTACTTTGACCGTTGAAATCAGCGAATCTGACAATCTGAAGATAAACGTTGTTGTTGGATGAAACAGCGCTTTCTTGAACGGATATAAAATCTCCCGCCACAAGACCATAATCCGCGACCGCGTCAATATTTGAAGGAAGGGTGATGAAATTCGTTGTCGTAATAAACGACATGGAATCTGGTTCAGGACCAATGGACAAGATTTCAACCCCAGTGATCCAGGGTCCATTCCAACCCGAGAGCATGATCTTCAAAGCCATGTCAATTGCGTTTTCAGTGAATACGCGATCGCCCACTTGAAGTCCTGCGGCAACGGCTGCTTGTACATCGTGAGTGGCGGCGGCTGTGGATCTTGCTCCACGAGAGATCACGGCCATTTGAGAGCCTGCAATTCCAATTGCAAGGGGAGTTACAGCATAAGAACTCACCACCTGCGATTGAAGTGTTGGGAGCGTTTGGTAATTGACTAGTGGCGCGACACTGCTTGCGATTGCATTCAAAGCTGCGATGACTTGAACGTTTGTGCTTACGCCAGAGTCAATATTGACCGTGATCAAATCACCCGCAGTAGCCGATAAAAATGTAGGACCTTGGGTGACTTGAGGCTGACCAGCCAGAGCAGGATTGACTGTAGCTGTCGCTAAAACAGTAACCCCGCTTTGATTGATCGCAAACGCGACTTGAGCCGCCGTAGATACGTTCACTTGGATTTGAACAGTGATCGCAGCTCCGATGCTTGTGACAACTTCTGAACCAGCAACCCCGCCACCAATGTAAGTGATGCTCACATCATTCGTGTGAGGTGGCGTTGCGGTGTAGGTCACGCCATCGATCACAGCTGTGTAAATCGTATCTGATGTCACCGTGGCAAATTCTGACCCAAAAGCCACCGTATTTGCATAAGTCACGAAAATGGGAGTCGAAGATCCAGGCGTCGCTAAATAAAGAATCCCTTCAACCACGAGAGCGTAATAGGTGGTCAAAGTCAGATAAGTGGGAATCTGTGTGGTTTGAGCCAAAGATTCATCGCCTGCGATCACCATAGGGGTGACAAGCTCTGAGGCCATCACGCTTTGTTGAATAGCAAACGCCACCTGGCTTGCTGTGCTGACTCCTGATTCAAGAGTCACTTGGATTGCTTGACCCGTCACCAAAACCGTTTCGCTACCTGCGGTGCCACCTGAGAGGTATTGAACTGAAATAGAGGCACCTGTCGTGTACGTCGTTGAAACGGGAATGGTCGCCACAGCCGTGTAAACAATGCCCTGAAAAGAAGCAGTATACCCCTCGCTTCCGGGTAAGATCGGAATGCATTCAATCCACTCACTGTCGATCAGAGCATACGTGTGAATGCTTTGATTGTAAGAACCGCCAGTGATTTGAGGAATTTGTTGAAAAAAATTAACATTGTTTGTAATCGAAAAAATAAGATCGCTCACACCCATAGCGGAGACCAAAACGTCTTGAGCTGTGTAAAAAAGAGTCTGTCTCATTTTTAAATTAGGGTCAGAGATTTGAAGCTGAATGAGTCCTGGGCCTGAATCAACCGACGTGCAATATCCCCTAAAAATCTGGAAATAATCGAGCGGGTAAGAAGTCTCTAAGTAGCCCAAATAAACCGTGATCTCAGCGCCCATAATTTCTGGGATGATGATTCCAGGGCTACAAACCTGTGTCAGATAATTGTCTTTATCGATGAAACTTAAAGTCAGGGTAGATACAGAGGCTTTTCCCTGTTCTGGGTCCAGATGCTGAGCAATCGAAGGATTTGACGTATTGAGTTCAAGATAATCTAAAACCGTGACCAAATCGCCATTGGGTAAGAGCTCTGAGAAAGGTCTCATCCCACCATAATTGATTCCAGGCCCCCCATAAAGGACGCCAGGGTCTCCGTAAAGAATCTGCGTTCCAAACCCTCGGTTGGCAAATACTTTTGGGACACCGTCAATGACGACGACAATGACAGGATTTTTAGTCTGGCTCGAATTGAAATCTACGTACGCAGGTGGAAGTCCGAATGTACCCATACAACCACTTTACTGGTCGTCAGATACGATTGCAGGTTCTTTTTGAATATTCTCTTTTATTTGTTGAAGCCCAGCTCGAACTACAGCCATTTGTGCTGGAGTCTTAGCCCCATAGGCCCACCCTACGAATTTTGCAAAATCAGACCCATTGGTTGCCCAATAATCAACCATTTGACTAGGCGTTTTAAAAACATGCGAGCCGTCTACTTCGACGCAGTCTGCCCCCCCTGCAGGCGCGAGTATGCAGTTTTCAATCGCAGGAGGGGTATCGCTCCTGCATGAATTAAGAATTAATAATCCGAGTACGAGACAGAGCTTTAGCCCACGCATCTGCAGCCGCAAACCTTTCTGCATCAGTCTTAGCATTCGCAGTTAGAGATGCTGCGTCTGCAATATCTGCCAGCGTTTGCTGGGATTGCTTTTGAATATACCAACCTGTAATGAGGCTCGCGAACTGTTCAATGTATCCTGCGATAGCCTTGACGTTCGCGAGCGCCGTGAAAATTGCAAAAACGGTTGCCACTTAGTTGTTTACTGGAGTTCCAAAGCTCATGGTGAGCGATGTTGCAGCTCCAGCAAGAATGGTGAGAGTTCCTTGAGCAGAAATAGCAACGCCACCAACACTTGCGGATACGCTGATTGTTGAAGTGCCAATGCCAGACGCCTTCAAGTTACAGCTCAAACCATCAGCCGACGGCGTCAATACCACAAGACCACTTGAAGTCCAGCTCGGTGGAGCGTCAAAAGTGGGCATCGTGCCAGGATTTCCAGCAGCGTCATTGCCTGGAACAAGAGTTGCGGTTACGTTTTGATTATCAAACATGGAATAGTCTCCTTTTTTTGTCCCAAATTGAATGATGAACTCGACGGCGGGATTTGGGGCAAATCTCGTCGCGATCTGTTCAAGTGAACATGCCATTGATTTCAGAATGTAGGCAATAGTTTCTACATCAATCTGATCAACGCAATCGCAGCATTGTTTCGGTTTACCCAATAGGTAAAAAAAACAAGCCACTAAAATGAATACGATAAAAATAAGCATTAGCTCTTAATTTGAGCTTGAACTACCGGAGCTGGGGCTGGAAGATAACCGTTTAAGAAACCAAGGATGCTTCCGATATACCCTAAAACCTGAGCAATAAAACTTGGCTGACTCTTTCCAAGGTCTTTAAGAATCTGAGAAATGAAAGTGAGCACATGGCTTAATATTGTGAAAGCCAAAATAGCGATACCTACATTGTGGGCCGAAAGAATAGTAGCGAGCATATTAAATCCCCTTTTTTAAGTTTCATTCAAGCGTTGCACGGGTTGCTGTCCGGTGCAAGAAAAAGATCGCGCTCAGCTAGCCGTCTACGCAAAAGACCTGGAATTTGAACCCCCTTGTCTTTATCCCACCTCTGGAATTCATTGGCAGCGTCATCATAATGACCAGCGTTAACACAAGCTAACAGTGTTGATTTTGAGAAGTTTCCAGAGCCTACATTGTAAACAAAGCAAATCAAAGCCGCTATCTGTGGTTGTCTAAGATTCTGCTTCACCAATATTTTGACTTGATCATAAACTTCTTGAAGATGAGCATCAAGCCTAGCATCAGCTTCAGCTTGAGTAAAAACAGTGTCTGGCCCTATGTCTGACCCAGTCGAGCCCCATCCACACGTCCAAACTCCACCCTGATCTTGGTACGCCCGAAATGCACACCCTTCGAATTCACATATTATTTTTCTAGCTAGATCTCGCCACATTATTGAAATGCCCTAACTAATTCTACGCCGACGCTGCCTAATATACTGATGATGAAGCAGATCACAATAATTGCGCCATCCCGCTTCCATTTGGATTCCAAAAGAAGATCAATCTTGAGTTCTATTCTCTCCACTCTCGGCGCCATGAGTTCCATGGACTTCTCAACTCGAGCCATTCTTTCGCTTTCCATGTGAGCCTCCCGTTAATGAGTTCCAGTACAAATAATAGAAAACCCATCGTCTAAAGTCGTCGCAGTTGGACCGGATGCGTAATAAAGGATTTCAAATGCTTGAGCTGATGTTGAACCAGCGCCATTGAGTGATGCGAATGAATTGTGAGCCCCAACCTGTAGAGAAGCCACCGTACAACTAGGCGTGGAATTGAACGTACTCGCAAGAAAGTTTGCCGTATAAGTCCCAGTGCCTGAACGGGTAATAGAAGAAATGCCCGGCGTAGAGGTAGCAAGCGTACATGTACTTGTCGTACAAGTTGAAATTACGGTTGCATATTCAAGATGCAAGTTTCCAAGGCTAGTACTTGAAACTCCATTCACAAGGATTGGAGCGGTTGTTCCAATCCAACCCACGATTGGCACACTGAAACTCACTCCGTAATAATTATTATTATCAAGAATCTGGTTTCCATTTACTGGAGTGAGAGCGTTTACAGCAGATACATTTTGCCAACCCTCACCTGCGTAAACCAGCGCTGCATTCGTTGCGGTCGCAGTAGTTATAGATCCAGAACCACCGCCTCCAAATCCAGAAAAAAAGCCAACCTGATTTCCTGGATTACTTGTCGTATTATTTTGCGCAAATTTTGTAGAATCAATAGTAAGTCCAGATGGCAAGCTGATCGAGAAAACAGAACCAGAAGCCGTACCAGATGTAAACCCACCGGAAACAACTAAATCTTCACCCTTTCTTTCGTAGAAGAAAGAAACTCCGGTTACAGTACCCGCACCAGTAATCGTTGGAACGTATGGAGTCCAACCAAAATCAGTTTGAGAAATAGACGCCGAAACCTGAGACTGAGATGGTGAATAATAAAGTCTCAAAACAGAAGAGACAGAAAACCCAGCGGTGGTGCCAGCGATAACAACCGCAGATCCGGTCTGACTTTTTGCTTTGTACTCAAAAACAGTGTTAGTCAGTGCGCCAATTTCTGGAATTGTTTGGGCCATGGAATTCGACCCAGCGCTACCAGTTCCTGCAATCGCGTCCACTTCTCTGGAGATATTAGTACCGTCTGTAGCCTGAAAAACTGTATAATCAGTATTTATTGAATTTCCAAAATTACCTTCTAACTCAAGTCTATATTCCCCAGGAGCACCGGATGGAAGTTTTAATGAAACCGTTTGTGTTCCAGATACAACAACTTGTCCAAATGGAACAAACGTGCAACCAGACCCAGTCAAACTAGTATAAACTGATGTCGCCGTGTTATTTGGGTTTGTTGTACAACCAGAAATGACTACACCGCCCAATAGAAGAGATTGACTCACCTGACTTAAATTTCTTGCTGTCCCTACATACGAAGAGTCTACATTAAACAATTCAGTATTAGATGATGTATTGCAAACCGAAACTCCGACGGAACCGCTTACCGGTCCTGGATAATTGACCACACCCTGTACCCATGTATTTGTTCCCGGAACATATGTGCAGTTTCCAACTGTAGACCCAGACTGTCTTGCGCAAATTTGAACGTCTGTAGCGGCGGTCTTCACCCAAGCGGAATATTCAAGATTCTGAGATCCTGTTTGAACAATCGGGGTTACGTCTTGTTGAATGCAAGCAGTACCAGATGAAACAGAAACCTGAGCCGATTGAGATCCTTCATGGACGTTTGTATTGTCATTTGAATAGGTACCGCCAGAAACCGTCCACGCAGCTTTTCCAGATTCAAACCCAGGATTGGTGAGTAAGTTTTGATGGTCAATGTAAGACCTATCTAAATAGCTCAAAGCCCCCAATAACACGCCTACAGAAACCAGTCCCAAGACCCAGATTGAAACTATTTTTTTCATCATGTGATTGTCATTTCTGCACCATACACAGGCACTCTCAAATCAGACGTTGCTGTGTCTGAACCTCTACTCATAGAAACCAAGACGTAATCCCCAGGACTGATTGAAACTGAATTAATTTTACCTGACGTATCGCTCAAGTCAAAGATCACCGATTGTGGGATATTCACAGTTCCGCCACCCAGTGTCACGGATGAGTTCGTCGATAACCTTTGATTGGCAACGCTTGAGATCGTATCGATTCCCTGCCTCACCAAAGTGGACACCGTTTGCATCAATGCGGTCCCAGATGAATCTGGAGAATAAAAGTCCATTTTTAATTTAATTGGATTTCCAGCCACATAGGATGTCGGTACTTTGATGATCGTGTACAGAAACTGAGTCAAAGAACTCTGGTAGGTGTAAACCTGTAGAGGAACCCCAGATCCTGTGTTGTCTACAGCTGGAGTTGGAGCATTAGAAGATTCCAACCACTCAATTGAACCGCCACCCCCGCCGCCTGAGGAGATCAGAGCCGGAACCCAATTACTGCCGTTCCATTCTAAAACTTGACCGCTGACAGATCCATTGGCGATCGAAATAGTAGGAGTAGACCCGCCCGAGCTCGCAAGTGGAGCGCTTGCAGAAACAGACGTGACTGTCCCGCCACCGCCATTTGCGGCAGCAGTTACTCTTCCAAATGAATCTATTGTTGCATTGAGACTTGTGTAACTTCCTGCAACGCCCGCTACAGCTCTGTCAGGATGAACGTGATCCGAGTTGGCTACAGTCGCGTTAGGCGTTCCAACTGCTCCACTGGTTCCAACGGCTTGAGGAGTTGCAGAAGCAAGAAGTGTTTTTCCTTCAAGGGCTTGAGTTGCAGTAATGACATCAGCAGTTGCGTTATCGCTGGGCGTAAAAAAGAGATCCGAATAAACAGGTGTTCCAGATGAGATAACCGGATAAAGTTGCTGGTAGTAGTAAGAAATCCCAGATGAGCTCGCAAACGTGTAAGCCGTTTCAACTCCAACAATCAAAGAATAATAAGAAAGAGTCCAAGTAGAACCGGAATTAGTGAGTCTTCCATAAACTTCATTTCCAGCTCCATCTACGTACTGATCTTGATTGACCGAGTTTCTGATGATGACACGATTGTAAGGCGTGTTCACAACAACACCCTGAACCGTAGGACTAGAAGATGGTGTTGCCCCAGTAAAAGAAGTGCTTACATTACTTGATGAACCAGTGACTCCAGCAATGTTTACACCCTGAATTGCAATTCCAGTCAAAGTCATCGCCGATAAAGTAAGCGCTGAAATGGGGGGGGCATCGCCTGCGGCACCCGTATGCTTATGTCCAGTAGACGGATCAAAAGCGGTATCGATTGCTTCTATTCGGTCAAACAAGTCATCAGTTGATGCTCCACGATTGTTTGTAGCCCAAGTTGGTAAAATATTAAAAACTTGGTTAAGCGTAAGACCTACCCATGAACAAAGCGCATTCACATTTCTCTGAATGTTGGTTACGAATCCACCCGATATTGGATCGGTATTTACGAAATCGAGCTTTGATGGATCTTGATCGTCTCCATTTTTTTCAATGAAGGCAGCGTTTGTAATCGCCTGATTGACTGGTTCGCCATTTATCACGCCCCCCATGGACTGCCTCCTTTAAATTTCATTTGACACCCTAAATTTCATCAGAGGTGTGCTGTAATTTCCAGGGAAATTTGGAAGCATCTCTGTGTACATGAATTGTAAGCCCGTATTTGGATCGTCCAAAGTACCGGGATAAAAAGTATTTGGGTCAGTCACATCAGGAGTCCATTCTATTTCTCGTTGCTGGATTAACCACTGAACAAATGGAAGCCATTGTGAGTCCAAAGTGCTTTCCATGATGTATTGAAATTGGACTTGCCAAAATTGTTGCAGAGTAAAAACAATGGATTCTTTCACTCCGCTTGCAGAAACGTTCACAACTCCAAAGTTTTTTTGCATGGTTGAAGGTGGAAGATAATTGAACCCAGTGATGAATGTGTTGCTCAGCGTTTGGTTCGGAACAAAAGCAATCCCTGATGACGCGCTTCCGGTGTAGCTTGTTGCCCCAGTGTAATCAAACGTATTGAACCCTAAAAGACTTGCTGGATTGCTAGGATTTCCAGTTGAAAAATAAATACTTAAATACGTGAACGATGTTGAAATCGTAACTCTGTTCTGTAACCCGCCAGCATAAGATCGATCTGCTGTAGCTGAATAGTCATTAATCGGATCTGCTGCTGTGAATGCTCGCACTACTTCAATGAGGAATGAGGTTAGAGAATAGTATCCTATGTTTAGAACAGCGGTTCTTGAGTTTGGTGGTGCCTCTGCACCGCTGGTTCCAAAACTGATAAACTGATTCGATGGGGTTATTTGTATTCCGTAATTAAAGAGTGATGAATTTTTAAGTGCCATCTAAAACCCGCCTTGTACTGACTGTGAAGTAAAACCTTGCGCATCGCTTGCTGCTCTCACCTGACTCACAACCCACCGAGCCGTTGCATCATCGCCTAGAACCGAACCCTGAATAATGATTTGAGTTCCGGTGCCCGGAGTTCCTGTTCCTGCTCCAGTATTTGGACTTGGACTTGCGGGGTTGTTTACTGTTCCGGGTGTGCCGGCAGTTCCAGTGGAAGGAGATCCAGCAGACAAAGAACTCGCGCCCCCGCCACCAACGCTTCCAAGCATTCCGCCTAACGCGATAAGAGCCGCACCCGCAGCAAACCCAGCAGGATCTGGAGGAAGAATTGATGCAAGCATCATCATTTGCCCGTACTGAGTTGCCATATCCCCCACCATTCCAGCGAAGGCCTGCTCCATGGCATCGGATGCACTCTTAGATCCTGCGCCAATCTGAGAAAACGCATTGGTCATATGAGAGCCGAAAGAGTTCGCAGTCTTTTCACCAAAAGATCCAAAGTCCTGCAAAGCCATTTTGTTCTTTTGAGACATGGTCTCAAAGCCACGACCGATGCCCTGAAATGTATTGGCTGACTTAGCTTGATAATTGTCGAGAGCTTGAGTTTGCATTTTAGTCAGCTGGGCATCATCTTGAATCTGAGAATTCACCATTTGCTTATGCAACATGGCGACCTCTTTATCGGCCTGTTTATCGGTAAGAGTTCCGGCTTTTCTTTTTTGTTCAACCTGGTCTATTTTGCTTTGAATCTCTTGAGCATCTTGAAGTTGTTGCTGTTTGTACAACTTATTTGCTTGCTCAATCGTTTCCATGTCTCCTATATCAATCTTGGTCTGTTCTTTATTGAGCTGTTCAATTTCTTTATTATATTTTTGTTCTTGTGCCTTTTGCTTTTCAAGCCTGGCTTTTAGGTTTTCTTCTTTTTCTTTATTTGCAGATTCATCCACTTTTGATTTCTGAGAATCGTCCAATTTTTTCTGTGCAACTGCTGTTTGACCCAATTCGTTTTGATAAGTCTTTAGCTTTTGATTCAATTCATCTATTAATTTTGCTCTGTCCTGATAAGAGGCGCTTCCTGTATTTTTGTCATTTTCCTGAATATCTTGAAGTTCCATGATTCGACCTTTAAGGTCTCGTACGGATACATCCAATCTTTTTACGTGTGCTGCTGCCTGTTCAGCTCCAGATCCAAACTTATCTTGAAACCAACTTTTTGCGTCACTAGCCATCTCTTGAAGACCGCGAAGATTTGCAAGAACAGTTGGCCCTGCTATTTTATTCCAAGCGAGAGTAACAATCTCGCCCACTTCTTTCATGGTTGCTTTAAATTCATTCCATGCACTCGTAGCCGGAACAAGACCATCATTCACATCTTTGAATTTTTCTTTTCCTTGCTCTAAGACAGCGTTCATCAAAGCTTGTTGTTGATCTGCCTTTGTTAAGGAATCTACAGTTACGCCGATACTTTTTGCGTACTCTTTGTAGGCGCCTTGCGCATCTACAATCAATCCCATGTGTCTTAAAATTCTGGTATTGCCAGTGGCAACCGCCTGAGCAATATTTTCAAAATTAGTTGTAACATCACCACCAAAGACTGAGGTCGCCTGGCGAGCTACGGCCATCGCTTCTGGAAGCTGACCTGCGCCACCCTGTAATTCGGTAAGCGCCTTATTGGCAGATTGCATTAAGGTAGTCTCGTCTACCCACCCATGAGAGGAATCGATTAATCCTGATTTGAGCTTATCCGAGAACAACCCTGCATTGGATGAAAGAGATTCAAACTGAGCATTTACCTGATTTATTTTTTCTGCATCAAAAACAGCGTCCATGCTTTCTTTGACAGCAAAAAATGCAGTCCCAAGAACTCCGACCAATCCGCCGACCTCACCTAGCCCTTCCACTAAATCAGAAAGATTATCTTTTGATCCAATACCTTGAACAGACTGAGCGGCCTCATTGGCTTGTGCAATGAAATCAGTCGCATCTAAATCGAGCTTAAACTGTGTTTCATCATCGCTAGCCATTTAATGCTTCACCTCGTGTGGAATGCGTCTATCCATGGCAAAAGCTCCCATAACAGCCGCTCTTGCGGCCTCACCTTTTAGAGGCTCTGGCTTATTAACCACAGGCGCATCTGCGTACTTTTGTTTAGGCTCTCTCTCGAAATCATCAAACCAACCAACGGTCTCAAAAAATGCTTCGTTGGTCATTGCAGAGCATCGGGACACATAACAGTCATGAACCCGATTGAGTCTCTTGAGTTTTCTAGCTTCTCTGAGCATCAAAAAGAATCGTGAAGCTGGCATCTTCAGAACATGATCATCCGTCCAGTGATAAAAAGCGCACACCTCTGCAATCATGGGAGCGGCCTCGATTCTCAGTTCGCTAAAACTTACTCCTTCACTGGACTTTTTTTTTCTGAGGAAAACGCCTTTCCTTGAACGATCTCTAAAACTTGCTGCATGAGAGCCCCGCGCTGAGCAAGGGTCATCTCATACACATCCGTTTTTGTGATCGTACCGCAGACAGCAGAGAACAAACCCGCATACCTATCGGCAAGCTGCTTGTGATCCACCTTGGTGGACTTCCAAAGCTTATCTAAGGCTGCAAGTTCATTGCAGCAATTCAAGAAGCGCTCGGTACTCATCGGCTTGATTTGGTGAATTCTCCCCTTGTAGCGAAATCCAATGGACTCCGCTGCCATCTTATCTAAATCCACCACAACCCGTGTGTCTTCGGGCGCTTCTTGTCTTGCTGGTCTGATCTTTCCCCAAAAGCTCATCGATTCCCCTTAGCTATAGTTCGAAGCTGTCGTTGCGATCGTAAACGTATCGCCTGCGACAAACTGAACTGTTCCTTGCGTAATCGTAAACGCGATGACTTGTCTGGTTGGAGATGCTGGAATAAACCCAGTCGTACTGGTTGAAGCAGCAGCAATGTGGGCCACACCCAAAATACCACTGACTGAACCAGAAACCTGAATGTTATTTCCGGTCACGCCGCCATCAAGAACATTGATCGTGATGGTCTCAGTGTAGGTGACTCCATTGAATACGGACACGTTTGTGATCGTTCCGTTTCCAGTATTTGATCCAGGAGTTGGACTTCCAGCGGCTGCTGGAACCAATCCGTTTGCAGGGTTTCCATGGTACATGTACCTGGCTGGAACAGTTCCCACATCAGGATACACAATGAACTCAACTTGAAGACCTGATTGCTTTTCAGGACCGTACTTGATTTCAGTTACGTTCGTTGCGGTTGCCTTATAAAACAAATAATCCTCTGACAAATCAGCGTCAGCATTTTCAAGCGGATGTAACAAAAGTGGAAACGCCTTGGGATACATGTGATCGCCAATTTGCATATCTGAGTAAATAGTTTTTACTCCAGATACTACGACTTCATGAATCGAAGGAAACACAACTTTCCAGTTGTCTTTGTTTTTCACTTCGGCAAGAACAAGCTTCACCGAATACGCCAATCCCTTAACGACTTTGTCGATGATCGACGTTCCGAATTGGTCTACTTTGATGTCAGCCATATCGTAGTGAATGGACATAGAAACTTCATTGGTTGTTCCGCCGAGATCCACGCCATTGTATTCAACCCGCATCGGCGAGAGCGGGATATTGGTTGGTGTTACGTTTGCTGTACTCGTACTCATGTGAAAGCCTCCTCTGCTTTAAAAGTTCTCAAAATGTGCAACCCTGCACTGTAAACTCACTTCTTTTCTAAAATTTCCGCCATCCCCCGTCGTTTCTTTTCTCATATAGATGTCTGAGAACGCAGCGTTGTAAACCACGACCACAATTTTCAACTGACTGTCCAAAGAGATGATCTCTGCCTCATCCAACACTTGGTGAAGAGCCGCTTGATACCGATAAACTTTTCTAGTCAACCGGGTTTCATCTGTGTCTTCAGCTACGATTGAAACATTGATTCGGTCCTCACCATTGACGAAGTTTGATTTATTTTCTGAGATCTTAAAATCAAGCGCATCCCCAATGACAAACACACAAGGCGGCTGAAGACCCTTAGACTTTGGATAAATGAAATATTCTCTCGGATTCTCAAGATTGATCCCGTCTGTGTAGTAAGCACTCTGAGCATCGAGAGCTCCAGGCAAGTTGGTTTGAATATAAGACTCTATAAGATCGACTGCACCCTCCATGAGGTATCTGGCTCGGGTCATAGACCACCGCCATTCTTACAGATGTAATCTCGAATTCCTTTTTTCCAGTCCGAGATCGTATCGTCTGAGAACTCCATGTAGGGTCTCGCCAGAGCTGCAAACGGTGCATAAGCCAAAGCCGATGTATTGATATTCACCTGAAAAGAGGTGTCGGTCACAATTTTAAAAAAGTACGCGTTGTCTTTCATTTGAGCGCCGGACGACAAATGCCCAGTGGCAACCATCATCCGAGTTCCACCACCCGGAAAGCCAGCAAACTTCTTAATCTTTCTTTTTGCGTACTCACGATTAATGGATTCCCACTGCTCGCCCTCGCTTGCGCCCTCGGATGCCCAGCGATCCAATTGATGCTGCTGAAACTTCTTAACTAGTACTCGGTTCAGATAAGAGCTGACGCTCCTACCGCGAGAAACCATCTCGTTGAGGCTCTGTGTGATCTTGTCCTCGGCTATGGAGAGTTCTGCTGTAACCACTCATCTCCTCGGCGTTGGGTCAGTCACTCGACCCAGTTGAAATGCAAAGTTTGGAGCTAAAGATTGACCCTGTCTTGTGTAATAATCATCGCGCTGCTTGGCTGCGGAATCCTCAAAGTCTTGAGCCATCTCTTTCCACATATTGACCGAGTTGATGATGTCCTCAGTCGGAGCATCCTCAGTTTTATAAATCGATGACATCCGAAGAGAGTATTTCATGGCGGCGGATCGGTAAGCCTCTCTCGCTGCATAGTCCGCTAGTGCTGGAGTCAAACCATCTGGGGTATTAATATAAGTCGTATTAAATCCAAGCCACACAGAAGCATTCTGGAGAAATCCGTCCAGATCCGAATCTAAAAACCACTGATAATAATAAGTCGCATTAAATGTATCTCTGGGTCCAGGTGCCACGGAAACTTGAAATGCACCCGATGCAGGATCATCCGTTGTCACCGTCTGAAGAACGCCATTATCGTAAACTCCCTGTGGGAACCCAGGCGATAATGTAAAGTTAGTCACTCGGCGGTATTCAAACGTCTTGAAGATCGTGTTGACCCCGTCTTGAACACCGACCAATGATTTGTTCGAACAAAGCTTATCGGTAGGTCCATCAAAAATGACTGACCTCAGAGCAAGAATCGCTTGTGCTGAGGTCGCCCAGATCATGAAGCCATCTCTCCTTCAAACGAATACAGCTGAGCTTTTGCATCGTCCAAAGTCATTTCTTTGGTGATGTACACATAACGCAAGCCTTCGGCCTTAAGAGCTGCTGCTTTTCTTTTCACAATCGCGAGCTCTCTTGCTCGATTCTTTTCGTCGTCTTTCGATGAGACCAACTCATCCACATAAAGAGGACCTTCTTTTGCGAACTGGAAAAACTTAGTCACACATCTGAGTTGTGGATCTATTGGAAAATGTTCCAAAGCATTCTTAAATTTGTAGTTTCTACAATATAAAGACCCACCCGCCAGTTGGCCCGCTACGGTTACTTCAGCTTCACCTGAACGGCGATAAACCTGAGACACTTTCTCTGCCTTGAAATCTGAACTCACTACAACTGCTTTGGATTCTTTTTTACGACTCACTCTAAGACTCTCCTTTTAAAACGGGGTGAGAGACCCACTCTCCCACCCCAAGCCCTCGGAACGTGTGTGATTGCGAGGATTAAACCGATCCGTCCGAACCTTGATAAAAGAAACGTGGATCAATGAAATCCGCATTTCCTCTCAAAGTCAGCTTCCAGCGATACACATCTCGCTCGAAGCCTGCACCGGCTTCAGGATTTTCTTGCGTCACTCTTGAACTTTCCCTGATCTGGACGATAAAAGCTGGCTTGCTGGTATCAGCCAAAACCCAACGTTTCGAATTCGAGCTTGATCCATTTTGATCAAACATGAAACGACTGATCACAGGATCAGCAATGCCTTGCAATACGTTGATTGCCAATGCTCCACCGATAGCGCCTGCAGCTGCAGCACCACTTGGGTAGAAATTGGAATTCAAAAGAGTTGCCAAAGTCCAACGATAGAAAGGGCTGCAAATGACTTTGTCAGGCTTGACGTTCATTTTCAAACCTTGAAGATTCAATTGCTCTTCTAACGCAGTAAATGCGCTTTGAAGATTCGCTTGAGTCATCGCACCATAAGAACCTGGAGCTGTTACGCCGCCACCCTGACTAAAACCAGCGCTATTCCACGGATAAGTGGTCTCCGTTGAAGGCTGTGTTTCAGATTTTGGAACGTTCAAGCCACCATAAATCGAACCCGTCGAAACGGATGCCAATTTACCGTAAGCGTAAACTTCCCAAACGAGAGCCGCGTAATCAGCCATGTCGCCCACTTTTTGAGCAAACTGACCTGTTTGATCGTCGTCGATCAACTCAAAGGTGACTGGGAACATCTGACCAAACTTCTTATTGCGAAGCTTGATGTCGAGTCCGATCACTGAGCTCTCAATGTACGTTTCGCCTTCTCCTAATTCTTGAGGAAAAGTCAAAGCATTCAGTGGGGCGTAGAGCTCGGTGTCACGGCTTGAGGCAATGACGTGAGCCCATTTCTCATAGGTCGTTTCAACTGCTGGATACAGATTGTTGACCGCGGTTTGAACCCCAGCTCGTAAAAGCTGGGTGTTTGCAGACGATGAGTTCGTCTCACGCATGACTTTCTTCTTGAACTTACCCCAATTAAAACTAGGGTCAGCCGTTGGAAAATCAGCGCTTGATTTCATGTCCACACCGTACTGGGTTTGAATCGATTCGCGAAACTCGCGCATCTCTTTATTTTCCCAGACGGCTTTTTCTTTTATCTTCTTATTTTGAGCTTCCGAATTCCTTCGGGAAAGCTTGATTGCTTCTTCAGCCATTTGTTACATCCTT